TGCGATAGCCGTAAGAAGAGGACGACGAGCGAGACGCGCCCAGAAAAACTGCGCCGGTGTTGATGCTCAACGCCTGGGTGTCGGCGGTTGCCGTGTTGTGACGGAAATAGAACGCCCCGAAGCCAGAGTAGATGTGCGAGTGACCCGTGCCTGTGTCGTTGCTTCCGATCAGGCCGGAGTCATTCGTTGCTGCCACCGACCTGTAAACCGAAAAATGCTTGTTGTCTTGCGGATCAGCATTGTTGTTTCGCCCGGTGTCCAGCCACTTGGTTGATCCGTTGCCCACTAGCCCCGTTCTCCGGTCGTAGTCGCCCGCAACAAACGGCCCGTTGTTGGTCGGAGCCGCACCCTTTAGTGGCACCAATGCACCGGCAAGCGTGTCGGCTCCGGCCAAGAGAACCACCGACTTCATCGCGTCCCAGATGCCGTCAGCTTGGCAGCCAGCCACAAACGCGTTAACAGCGTTGGCGACCGGCTGAGACACCGTAGAGCCAGCGGCATAGACGCGGTTCACCCAGTCTTGGGCGTCGGCGTTGCTGACAGACGGCACCTGCGTGACGGCGATGCCCCACTTGCGGCCTAGGTAAAGTTCCACGGCGTTGCGCTCTGCCGACGTTAGGGCGCGGCTGTAGCACAAGATTTCACCGATCCAGCCTTGAAACTGAAACAGCGTGGATGAGTAGTAGCCGATACGCTTAATAGTCACTGACGCACTGGTTGTGAAGGACGCCTCGCTATTTACGCCGCTGATGCGTGCCGTGCCGTCAATGAAAACAAAACCACCGGAAGCCGCCGATCTGACTACCGAACAGACAGCAGGCCCGAGAAGAGCCGAGGGTGAAACTGCATATACTGGCCTCAAACGGCCTACACCCTCCGTGAAACTGCCGAAGCAAGCTTCAAGAAACTTTGCTGCACCCTTAGTTGCGCTCATCCCCAGACCGTCGCCAGCATCGCTCAGAAACGAACGCTGCCCGGATTGATCTGCCGTCTGAGCAACAGCGCAGATCCACGTCTCATCCGTTCGCGCCGTGCCCGTAAAGTCCAAGCCGTCGTTAGTGCCGTCGAACAACAAAGCCGTCTTGCCGTTCACTGTGGTGGTAACGGGCCGGTTGTTGGCCGTGGTCTGCGTGGCGGCGCTCTTGAGTCCAGCCTTGCTCGTCCACGTTTCGACGGCACCGGAGTTCAGCGTCACCGTGGCGGCGTCGTTGGCATCCCACCAGTTGGCGAGGCCGAAGATGCTGGCCGGGTTGAAGCCGGAAGCCGTGGGCCGCAACAGGCGAGGGTTCATTGCCATCGGGCTATGTCCGTAGAGTGGTGATGTGACGCCGTTACGGGCAGGACGGCGGCGGGTCGGGGACGAACGTGCCAGCCGTGCCTTCATCGTTGCAGGCAGAGCCGGTGAAGGTGGCCGTGCCGGTGACGTTGCCGTAGTTTTGCGAACTGTCGTTGAACGTCGCGTTGCCGCTGACGGTGCCATCGCTGCTGTTGGACGAACTATCGTTGAACGTCGCGTTTCCGGTGACGGTGCCGCCGTTAGTCGAAGTGTCGTTAAACGTCGCATTGCCGGTTATCTGAGCAAAGTTGACGCTATTGTCGGTGAAAGACGTTGAACCTAAAACCGTGTACTGGCCATAGAACTCGTCACTACTGCTGACAGTCAGTGAAGCCAACACAACTGGGGATGCCGAAGTATAAACGGCACCTAGCACAACTGCGGAATCCACGGACGCCGGCAGGCGGCCGGCAGGCTCCGTCCCTGCCGCGTCCAGCCACCAGTTGCCGACCGTCGCCCAGTCGTTGTCCACGGCACCGTCGAAGTACAGCGTGGCCGCCGCCGAATACACCTGCACGGCCCCCAGATACGCCGCAACCGGCGTGCTGCCCAGGTACAGGCTCGCGTCGGTGCTTCCCAGTTTCACGCTCATGTCGCTAGAGCCTCTCTGTCAGGACGTAATGATGTAGAGCGTCTCGGCGTCCGGCGTCAGCGCGTCATACGCCGCCTGCGAGAGCGCGACGATGCGTTTGAAGCCAACGGCGCTCGGGAAGCCCTTCACAGTGGCGGCCGACTTGCAGTACAGCGTCCCATCCTGGGAGTTCACCGCCAGCTCGCCTTCGGCCAACTCATTCGCCACGGGCACTTCGGCCGCAACGACCGACTCCCGCAGCCGCACAGGGCCATTGGTTCCAGGAGCAAACTCAAACGCCATTTCTCACCCCTTTGCCATCACGGTCATTGCACACGTTGTCCCGCCAACAACGACGGGAACCACATAGTTCACTGCGAAACAGGCGTCTGGCACGGGGATGATCCCAACCGTGACGGCGGAGGTGACGGCCGCTCCGTCCGAATAGATGGCCCGCGGAGTCACGGAAGGGTCCACGGTGCCGTGCCAGTTGATCTGCGTGCAGGAGTTGGTTGCGGCGATCATCACGCACGCACCGCCAAAACGGCCGAAAGGAATCATGCCTGCCGTTGTGGCGGCCGAGGAGTTGGCCGTAATCACCGAGCCGGGAGAAAAGTGCCGTGCAATCTCGTTCATAGTCTTCCCTTCACCTTGTATGCGTGCTTGTCAATGATCTTCTCTCGCAGCTCCCCGACCTTGGCGTTGGGGTTCTTGCGTTTCTCCTTGCGGAGTTCGTCGTTGATGATGCTCTCCGACAGCACCACGCGCTTCGGCGGGGCTTCGCCGGGGTCGTAGTTCACGCTTCCCGTAACGTGCAGGCGCCGCTTGCGGGCCACGCTGAGAACATCGTCGTTGCTGCTGACCCACGCTGCGGGGTCTTTCCAGCCGCGCTTGTCGGCTATCCCGGCGCAATAGTATTTCCCCGAGATGTTGATCCCTGCCTGCCGGGCCTCACGGGCGACGTACTGCGCCTGACGCTTCGGCATCTCGTCCAACTGCTCGTTGTTCTGCCGTCCCTGGAGAAACGCCCGGTCGCTGCCCTTGGTTCCAGGCGGCTGCTGAAGGGCGACCATAGCGGCCCACTTCTCCCCGTAGGGCAGGGCTTTCTCATAGCGGCTCTTGGCCCATTCGCCAGCGGCTTCGACTTCAGGAGGGTATGTCATATACGACTATTGGCCTTGGGGAGGGGCTTCGGGTGGGGCTTCAGGTGGCGGGCCGGGAGGAGGCGGCGGGGGAGGCGGGACCATGTACCGGCTGATGTCCACGTTCATCACCTCACCCCAGTCCTCCAACATGGCGTTGAAGATTTGCGGCTGACCGGCCTGCATCAGGCCCTGCGCCACGGGCATCATTATCTGCATGGCGTTGTTCATGTTCTCCACCTTGGTGGCGATATTCGGTTTGCGCGCCGAACCCGCCTCCACGCGGTAGGAGTATTCACGGACCACCGACTCAGGGTCTTCGCCCTGCACATGCAACTGCCACGCTTGGGCAGCCATCGGTCCCAGAATGGGAGCAACGTCCTGCGGGTAGACCATCCAGCGGGCGAGGAGCGCTTCCTTGCGAGCGACCTCGGACAGCGCGTCCTCCAGAATCGAAGCGTAATCGTCAGGCCGGACGCTGATCTGCTCCGACTTCACGGCGGCTTCAGCGGCACTTCTGAAACTCGCCCTGGTCATGCCGTAAATTAACTCGGTCAAACCGACGCGGCGGTCGAACAGGTTCGTCACCTCGGCAATGATCTGGTACATGTCCTGGGTGACCCCAGGCATCTGGAAGACCGAGATCACATCGTTCACCGACCGCCCGACAGCCTCGGAGATTTCAACGATGTTGAACCCGCCCTCGTTCTTCTCCAGGATCTTGGCCTTGAGATCCGGGTCGGCATGCTTGGCCACACCGATGAGCGTCTGGCTGGAGGTGGCAATGCGGGTGGCGAGGAACGACATCGCCCAGTTGATGAATCGCAATTCCCCGATGCCAGGGCGGATCAGCGAGATCGGCCAGGAGTAGCCCGGCTTGCCGTGCCACACCAGCGGCGTGAACGGCCAGCCGCTCGGCTCGGCCCAGAATGGGATCGGCCACTGGGCAGCCATGAACAGGGTAGGGGGGATGCCGGACTCATCGACCTCCTCCTGCATCATCGCCGGAGGAATGTTGAGCGGGAAATCCACACCCTCGGCAACGACGATGTAGCAGTTGGGCCCGAGGGCGTCGAACTTGCCCCGCAGGTCTTGGCCGGCGTCCTTGAGCCTGTCGCCAAAGCCGGTCTTGGAATAAATCTCCCAGTAGACGATCAGGTCGTTCGTCTTCCCGGTCTTCTTCTCATGCTGATAGCCGCGGTCGGAGACATCGGCTTGCCGGGAGTAGGATTCGATACCGCCCTTCAGCTCTTCCCGAGACACCCCGAACTTGGCGGCCACTTCGTCGATGGGCTGGCATCGGCGGCGCGCGGCCCAGCGGATGTCCTCAAACTCGTCGGCGTCCGGATCCCAGACAAGATTGTCGATGGTGTCGTAGAACGACCCGGCCATCTTCACCGTGCCGCCGGGAGGTGTGTACAGCTCATGCCACCACACACCCGCGCCCTTGATAAACGCCTCCTCCACCACCTTGCGTGAGTGCTGCTTGAGGTTGAGTTCGTTGGGCGTGTAGTTGAGGTAGTCCTCCAAGAGCTTGGCAACCACCTTGCGGCGCTCCAGCATCATCTGCTGCTGCTGGAGCATCTGCTGGTACTGCATCATCCCCGGATCGGGCATCATCACCGGCTGGCCGTCTGGGCCCATGACAGGCAGGCCATCCGGCCCCATCTGCGGGACTGGCGGCTGGGGGAAGATTCCCAGAAGCTGCGGGCCCAGGATGGGGTAGTCCTTGGGCGACACCGTCCGCGTCGGGTTGCGGTGGTGGATGACTGCCGTGAAGAGACGAACAGCCTCCCACACACGGTTGACCATCATGCGGAACGGGGGCGGGTCCATGCCCTTGATGTATCCCCGCTCACCGCGAGCGTAGGAATCCTTCCACATAAAGTCGGGGTCACCGGCAAAGAACCCCATGGCTTCCGCGGCGTCCTCGGAGAAAGGCTTCTTGTACTTCTCGGCCTGCTTGATGCACTCAAGCCAGCGCTTGCAAATGGGGCGCAGCGGGTTCTCGTCAGCCATGGAGTTCTCCTACCGACTAGTGTCCGGTCAAGCCTTTTTCGGGGCTGTAGCGGACACTTTCTTGTCCAACAGGCTGAGTTTCTCGCTCAGAATGGAGATCGTCGGATCCTTGGGCTTGTGTTCCCAGTAGCCATACCGCTTCCAATCGGGGAAGTCGTTGACCCCCGGGTCGGTCAGGTGGTGGACCGAGGGCTTCACCACGCCGCCCAGTTCGCCCGCAATCGCCCAGAGGGTGAGCGTGCGAGAGGCGACCACGGACACAATCGCCGGGACCGGGGTGGCCCCTTCATGGGCGTAGAACAGCACAATGTCGCCCAGGTCAGCCTTGGGCATGTCGTAGGAACTCACGGCAATCTCCTGCTGGGCCCGAGGTTGATGTGGGGGTCGGTGGACTCCCGCTGACGGCGCTTGCGCTCCGACAGCCACTTCACCCACCAAGGATCGGGACCGTAAGTCCGCGGTGGGGCGTGGTACTTGGGTTCGTAGGCACAGAGGTACTCAAGCGACTGACAAGCGTGGACCTCGCCTCGGGTCTGCGGCTGGTCGGTGACGAACACCTGCCCGTTGACCGTCGTTGTCTTCTTGCGATACCGCTTCAGCTCCCGCAGCAGGTTGGGGCAGGAGCCCTCCAGAATCTTGAGCCGGGTTGTCCCGTCGCCTTGGATGTGCAGGAGCTGCCGGACGATGGCCGTTCTGGCGGGGATGTCATCGGAGCCAGGAATGAATCCGTGCCCGCCGATGGTGAAGCGGATCTTCCGCTTCTTCAGTTCTTCCGAATACAGCTCATGCGGCAGTCGGCCCGAGCCCAGGTCGCGGAGGAGGCCGCCGTGCATATCCATGATCGCTGCGTGGATGTGCTGCTCGCGGACCTTCTCATAGAACTGCTCGCCCCAGATCAGCGCGTTGCAGTTCCGGATGTACAGTTCGTCGTAGATCAGCATGAACCGCTCATGCGGTGGCACGGCGGCGAAGATGGTGGCCATGACTGCGTGGCCCGGGTCAATCGCCACGTACCGTGTCCAGTCCGGCGGGATGATCCCGTCCTTTAGCTCCGCCCGCGGCAGGATATGCACGCTGCGATTGAACGTCGGGTACATGAGCGTGGATTCGGTGGTGAACTCACCCTCGGCACGCATTCGGACCTCGTCGGCCCCCAGCGCACTCCACCGCTCTATGTTCTTTCGCTTTTCTTCCGAATCGATAAAAGCGTTATCCAAAAACCGGAACGTGAACTTCTTGATGATTGGAAGTTCTTGCCCCTCCTCCACTGCGCGGTCGGCCCGCTCGCATAGACCCAAGAGCGCATCATTCCGGCTCCACGGCATGGCCGACCACACAAAACGGCCCTTGCGATCTGCGAGCCGCGCTTGAGACTCACCGACGAAAGCCTCATTCGTTACGTCCTCGTCAATCCAAATAAGGTCGGCCTGATAGCCTTGCGGAGGCTCTCCCTCCGACGAGAAGCACCAGATCGTCCAGCCGTTGGTGAGTTCCAGCTTGTTGAGATACCCAGCGTTCTTCAGCACCCAAGACACATCCTTCACCAGCCGCGGCGGGATCAGCGGAGGCGCGGGCTTGCTCTTGCTCTTGTCATCGCCCTGGCGGATCGATCTCCATTGGCCAGTCTTCTCGTCCTTGATGATCCGAAACGCCCCGGCTTTTAGGAGGATGGGATAAATTACCAATCCAATGTGGGGCCAGTTCCGGCCGATGATGGCGAGGTTGCCGCCTTCCTTTGGGTACTTGCCGTAGGGATCCTGGCCCGTAGCCGCGCGGGCGGCTTCCACTGCAACCGCCAGCGTCTTGCCGCCGCGGTTACCCCCCAGAACGATGCGCTCCGACGCCGTGCAGCGATGGAACTCGTCCTGGTGAGGCATGGGCTCATACAGCCGCAGGGCCTCCAGCCGCCGCTCCGTGAGAGCGACCTGAACGTCCTTGAGCTGGCCGAGCTGGTGCTGGGTCATATCCCCCAGCGGCTCGTCAGGAGTTTGGGGCGGCTGAATTTGGCGGGGGTGTTTCTTCATATTCGCCACAGAAATCAGTGGGCATCGTCTCGGGGGAGCGATCCCAACCCCTCTGCCCGAGGAGCGTCGGCGGATACCGGTGACACTCCCCCTGCATCTCTTCCTCCACTGGAATCCACCAGCGGCAATCCTCGCACTTCATCTACGACCTCAATGTGTTTCATCTGCATGGCCGCTTCGATCACCTGCCGCCGCAGCTCGGCTTCCAACTCTTCCTCAGTCATCAGCTCCAAGGGCTTCTTGGCTCCGCCCATGGCCGTGTTGTCCTTCACTAGCCGGACCACGGTGTCCAGCATCTTGGTCCTGAACGCACCGCCGACCGGCGCATCGTAGAACTGCTTCATAAAGAGATTGGCGAACCCGCGGGTGCCGCCGAAATACTCCATCAGAACTTCTAGGAGTTCCGAGGAGT